GGCATCTGTTCCCGCCCATCGAAGATATTCGACGAACGAATTAGGGGCGTACCCCGTAATCTTAGTCAACGCTGTATACAACGGGACGTCCGTTTCGCTTCCCGACTGCATCGACAAAGCTTTCATTATCCGCCAACAAACTTCCGTCATGCCTAATTGGACATTGGCGTAGGAATGCGTCCCAACCGCGTCAGGAGGGACGTAAGCCGTTCGATAGGTCAATTGACAGGTTACGCCCAAGTAAGCGTCTAAAGCGACGTTATTGTCTTCAATCGCGGGACTCCAATCCGAACCGTACACCGAAATGAATTTGTCACCCACGAACGGCGGCGGCTTTCCGTCCGGCATTACCTCAATTTCGCAGTTTTCAAAACCGACGTCTTGATAATTTTCCGGGGATAGGGCGTTGCGGAGAACGTCTCGAACGGCGAGTGTAAGGTAGCCGATGTGCATTATTTGAAGTCCTTGATCATCGGGGCTATAGCCCGTAAGGCGGCCTCCACCGACTCTACTACCCACTTCCTAGGAACGGCTGGAAAGATTGATCGTAACGAATTCACCGCGTGAGCGTAAGGCAGCTTCGTGCCCAGCGTCAACATGTAGGCGTTCATTTGTACGAGTTGATCAGGTCCACTGTACAAGTAGCCGTTGGAAACCGTTCCCGGTTTGTAGGAATTCAGCAACGCTTTGGTTCGCACGTTGATCGTGCTCGCCGTCTTATCGAACCCCAAATTTTTCTTAATTTGAATCGTTCGCGGTTTAAGCGGTCGCCACGTCCCCAGTTCGTCAGCCCCGCCCTCCGACCGAATTTTGAACGAACGGTGCATACGCCGAAACATTTCTCGAACGAGAACGCCCCAGAAAAGATTCTGGATGAACACGCTGCGAGAATCTTTTCGAGCTAGAACTTTCGGCAAAAGTTCCAGGTAGTTTACGCCTTCTTGGAAGCTTACTGAGGTAGGCATTACCAGAGCCATTCCGGCATGAAGTTGTACGACGGCGTTTGTTTCGAACCGCCTGTCGCCGTCGAGTTCTCCGTTTGCACCCGGAGAGTCTTGTAACGAAAACGCGGATCGTGGTCTATGTTGGAAAGGGCGGGCACCGCATCGATGCTAGTGCTCAATTCGGGGATTGGAAGCAACCCGTCTTTGACCATGTTCAATTCTTGGATTATTTGCTCATATCGAGCAAAGAACAGCGACGGTGCCCCTTTTCGCTGGGAAATCAGGTAGCAAGCAATCCAAGTAGCTCGAATACGAATCCAGGCAGAATTGTTCAAATCAGCGTCGCCATAAAGCTGCCCGGCGAATTGACGAATCATCAACGTGGCGTCATCGATGAAGAAGTCCAAAGCTTCGTCTTTATCCGACGCACAGACAAGTCGCAGTTCAACGCCGCAAGCGCTGAACAGCTTTTCCATTTCTTCGCGAGACGTGTACTGGGACATCTTACGCTCCCACGTTTTTAGAAACTACGAACGTAAAAATTCCGGTCGGAGTTTGTCCGCCTGAAATGGAGATTACGAATTGTGCCGTCCAAGTACCTGTTTCGTCCAAATCCGAACTTGAGGTCGTTACGTATTGAACTTTACCGTCGACTCCGTCCGTGACAAACGACCCCGTAAACGTCTTCTTCACTCCGCTTGGCGATTTTACCACCAATTGAACCAAAGAAGCCGAACTTACGTCTACTTCGACGTTGTCTTCGCCTTTGAGCGTACGAATGATGGCGAACGGGTAGGAACCTAATTGAATTAAGCGGCAACTCATGGCAAGTTCCAATCGACGTCGTCTTCGTCGGTTTGTTTGAACGTTATGAAATCTTCATCGGATACAGACCAGTATAGCCAATCCGTGGTTTTTATGTCGAACTGAAGTCCGGAGGATAGGTGCGTGAAGAAGTCCAAATTCCCGCTATTGAACAACGGAATTACGTAGAGGATCAAATCCGCAAGATCGGAATATTGTAATTGATCCGCTAACGTAATCCCAAACGTACACGTCAGTTCAAAACTGGCATGAAACAAAGTTGTATCCGTAACGGACACGTCGCCGGTACTTGTTACGGAAACCGCGTTCGAAAACAAAAGACCGTCTGTTTTCGAAATACTTCCGACCGCTTTTAGCGATTGCGAATCGGAATAGATTTGAGAATCCGAAAAAGTTTTGTAGACCAACAACGAAGCCAGCAACGTATCCGAAAACAACTCCGAATCGGACGTTGATATTTTTCCGGTGGTTGCGAGCGAAGGCGTTTCTGAAAACTTGCTCCCGTCTGTCGCTCGAATAGCGGCGGTTGCTTCAGCTTGTACGGTGTCTGAAAAGACGCTAGATTCCGCAGCGATTAAAGTTGCCGTGGCATTTTTTTGCGACGCGTCCGAAAACACTGTTACTTCCGATATGGATATTTTTCCGGAAGCGAGTGCCGTCGCCAGCATTTCGGCTGCCACGAAAGCGTCAGAACAGTTGATAAAAAATACGCTACCTTGAGCCTCCAAATCGGAGAATTTGTATCCGTCCGAAAACTGCAAAGACGTCAGTAATCCGTATGCAAGCGTATCGGATTGAAGCGTTCCGTCCGAAACAATAACGTTCGTCGTCGCGTTTAACGACGTGGTATTGGAAAATACGTAGCCATCGGATGCGTTAAGCCTTAGCGTGGAAATCGAAGTTTGAACGTCGGAGAAAACAGAACCGTCAGATTGAATTTGACTGCCGATAACTTGGGGTGCAGCTACGTCTGAAAAAATGTATCCGTCCGCAATTGTCATTGCGTACGTAGTCGAGGAAACAGTCGTAAACGAATATCGAATCGCGGAATTACGAGTTATGTCCCCGTCTAATAGCATCGGCGGATCGCCGGAAATTACAGGTGAACCATCGGCGGCTACATTACCTCCAAATGAAGAAATGTTTCTGCCGTTGATCAATTCGTTTATTTTTCCGCCGTTGCAATTTTCGGCAATAGACCTGTTCCGAGCCGGAAGATAATAAACCAAAGAACGCGTTTGGACTTGGTCGCAGCTTTCCCCGTTACCCAATCGGTACGCCGCGTCTCTTTGTAAAGCTTCGCTCCAAATACCAATTTCGCATAGCAAGCCTGCTGCAAAAGATACTTGATTGGACGTAGTAAAATCGTAAGAAGAACCAACTATTAAATTGGTAACGTTGCTGTACGCAGTAACAGCTTCGTTGCCTGAGTTTAGTAAAACACCGTTGCTATAGATTTTCCACGTAGTACCATCGTTGGTGAATAAAGCGTGATGCCATCTTCCCGCTTTTATCGTTCCCGAAGTTCCTTGCCGATTGTTAGTGACGCCGCTACGAACGCTTTGAGCCATTAACGTAGCCGTATTTTGGCCGAAAGATAAACGATCCGTGTTTGCAAGAGAGTAGAAGGTAAGGCAAAAACGAACGCTGGAAACGCTTGTCGGAAGATACCAATAGCCGACTGACCAAGGAGTCGTTCCGGCTGCCAACGTAATTGGTACGGAATTACCAGTAGCCCCCCTATCAGCCGCACCGAAATAATAATTCGTTCCGTCTAAATACAGGGACATCTAGTAAGCTCACTAGGCAATTTCCCGATAAAAGGGAGTCATGGTTAATTTGTGGTTAGAAGCCGTCGCATGTAATGCTTGACCCGAAAAATTAGCCACTACCGGAATTACGTATTCTTGCAGCGGATACATTAAGCGAAGACGTACTTTTTGAACCCCGGTTCCTAGCCCGTTGGAAACGATCAACGACCCTGCTTGTCGAAGCTGCCAAATTACTTGGGTAGGATTGGATAACGAACCGTCCGCCCCTGTCAAACTCCCAGGATTATTTGTACCCGCAGTCGAGCTATCGGATTCTCCGATATACAAATCGACCGTGTTGTAATTTGTGCCCGCTACGTTACACGCCGTCTCGAATAGGAATTCAAGAAACTCCGGACGACCGTACGTTGCGTGAAGAACCGACGCACTTTTATCGCCTTGACGAGCGGAACCGTTCGCCAGCGAAGTCAGCGTCAATACCTTATCGCCGCCGGTATTTATCCAGGTTTTGGACGTTCCAGCGATTAGCCTTGAATAACTAGGCACGATTAACCTCCGACGATTCCATCCGGACGATCAATCAAAAGAGCGTGTGAAACTTCATCGACCGACGTTGGCCTACCGAAGTTTAGCTCACTAAGACTGACCATTTCGGACGCCCGTTCGAACAGCTTGTCCACGTCGTTTTGCGTGAGCACGGAAGCCGCTACCAACTGGTTCAAATACAGCTTGAATTCATCGTCCAACGTCACGACCGGCACGTCCGAAGTAAGAATCGATAATCCGGCGAACGCCAAGGCTTTTACCAAAGCGTTCGAGGAAGACTTGGCTTCTTCAAGTTTCACGATGGCCCCTGTCGAAGCGGACCATCGCAATAAATGCTCTTTTGAAATTCGACGGCTTACGGAAACCCTAGGTTCGTTCAAGAATTGCGAAATAGCCGTATCGTTTCCAACAGCGGCTAACGCTTCCAATTCAGGATACGAATGGATCAATTCGTAGAGCGTCATCGAATTTCATTTCTCTTGGCTTACAAGCGGTCCTATGAACTGTTCCGTATACCGGTTTTTTTCCGGGGCGTGGCTGAGTTTTAGAGCCGCCGCCAAAAACAGGATGAACAAGAGGGGCCATAACAGGTCCAGAACTCTCATTCCTGTCCGCCACCTTTTTTCCAAGGTTTCTGGACTACATCCAAGACCTTTTGGACTATTTCCAAGAGTGCTCCCAGGGCAGTCGCTACCTTGTCGATTCCGTAGCGGCCTATACCCCACGCCGTCCCCACTGAAATCGCGAAAAGAAGAATCGATTCCACCGTTGGTAAGATTGGATTGACCTTCTGTTCCGTATCCCCCCAATGAATATAGAGCCATGTCGTCATGGACGAGAATACCCCCGCCATTCCGCAGTTCAAACCGGGACGAATCGAATGTACGACACATCGCTTTATGGAGCGTCCAAGCCAGCCGATAGAGCCTGCGAAAGACGCGATTACGTAAAGCGACGTGAACAGCGTTAGCAGCTTGAAGTTTATTTCGAGCACTCATTGCACCCTTTCTATCAGACGCCATCGTCGGCGGCAGAGAAAGTATAAGTGACCTGAATTGTATCGCCGCTAAAAAAACTTCGGTTACCGTTGCTGTCCGCCTGACCGGCGAACAACGTTCCGGTGGTTCCGCTCTTTCCGGAACCACTCGTCAAAAACGCACCCCCGGTCGTAATCGAAGCATTCACGGAAAATACCGCTTTTGATGCTGTATTGCTAACGGATTTTCCGGATACCGAACCCGGAGTCCAAACTTGTCGCGTGCTTTCCGAATAGCCGGTGATTTCCGTCCAACCGCCGTGCGAACTCATCGTATCGGAAGCCGCGAACGTCGGGCTGGAAGCCGCCAAACCTACGTACCAAGTCGTAATCGCCGCCCCTCCCGCAAGGCTTGCGGAAAGGCTGTAGTTGATCCCAGCGTCCACGACGATATTCGAGAACTTCGAGTAGTAGATTAAACCTCGCCATTCCGTAACGCAATCGGTAATGATGGCTTGATTCAATCCGTTTTTCACGGCAATCAAGTAATCGGAATAACGAAGCCATCGATCCCGAAAATAGTCTTCGGCATGATCGATGAATTCCATCCCCGATTTCTTCATGTCCAAGAACAGGTGCGAACCTGTCTTCGACAAACGCATAGGAGCGAACGCTTCAAAAGTGAAAACGCCGCTCCCGATAAACCGATCCGCAATGCCACGGTTTTTTTGTTCGCTCATGGTTCACCTAAGAAAAACCCCGCCCTTAGTTCGACCAAGGGCGGGGCACAGGTAGGAAGACGCCAATCGCCCTACTACGCTTAGAAATCAACGGTCGCCACGTACACGGCATTCGGGATACGAATGGCGGGCAGGAAATTGTCGATCATGTAGGCTTCGCGACCCGGCGAAGTACCCCACTGAAGTCGTCGCGACCACGTATGGAAACCGCGAGCGACGGTCGGACCCGAGTTGACCTGTTCTTGGATCGGTTCCTGACCTTCGAAGATCGTCAGCCAGTCGTTGTCCGGATCGGGGGTGAAGATCACCTTTCCGTTCGGAATGAGACGGGTGACTTCCGAAGCCGCCGTGCTGTCGACGCCTTGCGGATCGTTCGCCGAACCAAGGCTCATCACCACGTCGTTAACGTGGAAGGTGACCCACGGAATGGCGTTGAACACGACTTCCAAGCCGCCGAGGTTACGACCGCTTGGATCGACCTGAGCCGGTTGATTGGTGACGCGATTCCACACGCGATTCGCCGAACCGGCGATGCTTTGGAGGCTCACGTTGTTCATCAACCACGCGATGACCTGCGAACCGCACCAAGCGTGCTTCGGTTCGTAGCCCGTTTCGCGAATGGCCGCTTCTCGCAACGCGAAAAGCTGCGTCACGATGTCCGCACCCGCATTCGACCACGGAGTGTCGATCACGTTCGAACCGTCCGAACGAACCGCCAACTGATTCAGGTGGCTCGCCGGATAGTTCATCGAGATGTCGAACTCGTTGCCCGAGGCGTTGAGTTCGGTCACTCGATACGTGTTCTGCGAACGAGCGATGCCGAAGCCGCCTTGAAGCGTCTTGGCAAGCGTGTACTCCATCAAGTTTTGATGGCGTCGAGTCATAAAGTCGATCTGACGAACGACCCATTGCTCGCCACGCGAATCGAGCGTTCCAATCGCCCCGCCAGGAGCACGAAGATTCATAAATTCTTCGTCGTAGAACTGCATCTTTTCCGCGACGCGGAGCAACGCACCCGTCGCCGTTCCGATCTTTTGCCGACGAATCACGTTGGCGTCCGTCATCGGAGCGGTGATGGTAGCGACCGTGCGGGTTTTATTGAACTGATCCCACACGAATTGGCGAACAGCCGTGAACGTCCGGTCACGCATCGAACGATAAAATCGTTGCAACGCGTAATCCGGCGTTGGAAGCTGCGAGATAACGTCAACGACGAACGGCGTCTGAAACGCCTGTTGAATCGTCATGTAGCCAGTGTCAGCCATATTTCATCCTCTATCAAATGGGTGTTTTGGATTACGTTGCTACAGTGACGGTTTGAGCCGTTGTACCAAGACCGAAGTTGAACGGGAAGACAAGCCAACCCGTACCGTCCGCGACCACCACGAACGAACCGCCGATCTTTTCAGAACTGGTCGAGAACGCCACCGAGTCAGCCGTTTGATCGTTGAAAGCCACGACCTTATCAGCCGTACCCGAAGCGACCAACATGCTCTGGTCAGCAACGTTGTAGAACCCGTAGTACAACCCAAGGCTAGCCGTTGTCGGCAGCGTAAAGTTGACGGCACCTGCGGCACCCCGAGTCGTGAACAACGTTCCCGATTCGTAAGCCTTGACCGTGTAATCCGCCGTCTTGGCTTGAATGCTACGGAAGTTCCACAGGAACGACGTGCCGTATCCCATGAGGCCCGACGAAGCCGGGTCTTCCGAAAGGATGAAACCGGCCATGTTGAGTTGCTGACGAATCAGATACTCGTACGTGGTTCCGGTGATGCCGAACGAAGCCTGACCCGGAACGAGCAATCGTGCCGGATTGACCTGACCCCGAACCATCACGTTTCCTCGGAAACGATCTTGGTTCGTACCGTTGGCTTGCATCTTCATGCCGGGATTGTCCAAAATCCCGAAAATGAATTGAGAGCCATCCGTGGCAGTCGGCGACCATTCCTTGAGTTTGCCGGTCGAGTAAACCCGACCCAACAAAAGACCTGGACGCAGAACGTCTGTAACCGCATTACCGCTGTCGCGAGCAGCACCATCAAAGGTTCCGCCCGAGAAGATATTCAGCGGGTGCTGATACCAGTAGAACGTATTTTCCGAAGTTTCGAGCGCCGTGCCGACGTGCGGGCCACGAAATGCTTGCTCGTAGCTGAATCCCATGCTCATTTTTCAGTTCCTCGACGATGGCTAGTTAGTTGAGAATGCCGCTGTTCCGAAGTCGCCCCATGACCGCTTTCTGCGTTTCGACGTCCAACGCACCGTCCGGACTTCCGAACGCTTCAAACGGGCTGGGAGGAATGACGCCATTCGGCGGCATCGTTCCATGCGACATCGCCAAGGCTTCGGCATACGGATTCACGCCGGAAACCGGAGTAGCCGGGGCGGCGGATTCCAAAAGCTTCAAAACCGTGTCCAACGGCTGTTCGACGGGCTTGCCTTCCGGCGAGAAAGACATGACCAGCGAGTCCACCATCGGAAGAAGGCTTTTTTCGGCTTGTTCTTTGCCGACTTGCCCACGCTTGACCAAAGCGTCAATGCGGTTGCGATAACCGGCCTGAGCTTGGTTCTTCAAAGCGGCAGCCATCTGATTCGACGTGTCGACGATTTGCTTCACTTTCGGATGCGACATCACGACTTCGACATCGACCGGCTGAGAAGCCAAACCTACAAGCTCGTCGTTGGTAAACGGCTTTCCGGTTTCCGGATTAACCGGTTTCGACGCCACGATTGCCGCGATTTGAGTGGGACTGAGAGCCATGATAAACGGAGCGTTTCGTTGCTGCGCTCCCTCCGGTGGTTGCGTAATCGTGCCCTCATCTTCGTCTTCGTCTTCGACCGATTTCTGCGTGAGGGCGATTAGCAGACGTTCGATCAAGTTGTCCGGCGTCGTATCTTCCGGCAAAGCAACTTCGGCGGCTTCTCGAAGCAACCGAATGACTTCGCCAAGTTTGTCGTTGCCCGAAGGCTTCGCTTCCGTATCACCCGAGCCGAGAACCTTATTAGGATCGTCGACCGATTCCGAATAATCTTCTTTGGGTTTACCGGCTAGCGGTTTTTCACCCGGCTTTTCGACCGGTTTCTTTTCGGGCTTCTTTTCGCCGCCCATCGCATCCGACTTAAAAGACATCGCGATTGCCATGCCTTCCTCGATGGGCACAAAATTGCCTTGATTCGATTCAATAGGATGAAGCACGCAAGCGATATGCAGCGGAACTTCATTCCAGGTTTTTTTCGTTTTCGGATCGGTAAAAGACGGGGCGATATACACCGAAGTCTCTTTGACCGTCTTGCCAATTTTTCCGGCTGGTGAGTTGAAGTCGTTGTCGGCACCGGGTGCATCGACGACGCCTACCAAAACTCCCCGTTCCTCATCGACGAACAACGAGTCCCAAAAACCCGCGTTCTCGTCGGCGGACGGCATTTCCGCATGGCCCATCGCAATCGGGGTCAGCGGCTTTCCGTCTTTCTTCGAATAATGAACCCAAGGTGCCGGAATTCGCAAACCGGCGGCTTTCATTTCATGGAAGTTACCGGCCCACTTCTTGAAACGATCAATCGAAAGCGATTCCTTGTGGACGCCGCCTTTTCCATCGGGAATGTCGTAATCGCCGACGCTTACGATGTCCTTGATGAATTTCATTGATTGAACCTGTATGTTCCAAGTCGAGTGGCGGCGGACAAAGTACCGGTGGCTCGCGAAACCTTGCCCTTTACGGACGCGATAGCGGCTAGTCTTTGTACGTGCTTCACTCGTTGTTCTTTTACCGAATTTCGATAATTAGCGGCGGCTTCTTTCTGGGCTTCCTTGGCTTTCTTCGTCCGCATTTCGGCTTGCTTCTTTTGATGCTTGCCTTTTTGCGTAGCCGCTTTCTTCCGAAGCTTATCCGCGTCCGCTAACGCTTTCTTTCGATTGATCGACGTAGTGGTGACGCTTTGGCCGTTTACCTTAATCGTCTTTCTTACTACGTATTTCTTCGAACCGGTAGTCCGGGCCTGTCGCACCAACGCTTTTGCAGCCGCAGTACGATTGAAATGCAGCTTATTTGTAGGTGGACGTCTTGGACTCATTTGAGGTAAGGTAAGAAAAGTTGGTTGTTTAAGTCAAACAGATTATTGGAGTAAGAAAATGGCTATCAACTATACGAATCTTTTCACGCTACTTGGAAAGATCGTAAAAGGTGTCAACAACGTACGAGCCTATTACTCCGCTCTCGATACCGACCGAGACGCCATCTATTCCGTCTACAACGCTCAATCGCAATTTGCGTTGGTAAGCGGCTTGACTCCGGAATACGACGCGAAGAAGCAAAGCATCGTGAGTTGGATTTCCGCTTTGAATTCTCGGGCGTTATCGACGTTGCAAGATCGAGATTTGATTCTCGAACAACTTCCGCTCGGAGATTCCAACGATTCGACTTCGATCCTTCGCGAAATGATCATCGACATGATCGACAACTCGGAATCGGTCGATAAGAACGTCGTCACCGTAGGCAGCGTCACCAAGAATTGCACGAACGCCAATTGCGGAACGATCATCTTGGATTCTGTTTTGGACGGTTTTAATCCGCCAGCCAGCGGATTTTCCGCCCAACGCTTTTACGCGAATTGGGAATCGGAAATCTCGCTCGACGATTCGGTAACGATGAAATGCACCGTCGATAGCGAGAACGGCGGAACGCTTGATGGGGAATTTTTCCGGTGGGTGGGGAAGCCGCGACGCCCTAGCCCGTTCCATTGGCAAGATACTGGAAGCGGCGACGGTCCTACGTTCCAGGTGCTAAACGCGGTGTCGTTGCTCTCCAACGGCGAATTCGAATCGTTTAGCGGGGACGCCCCTTCCAGTTGGACTATCGACGCGGGAACCGCAGGTTCGCAGATTTTCAAAGAAACGGTGACCGTTTATCGCGGTGACGCCGCTTTGGAATTTCTCGGCGACGCTTCAACGGCTTCGATTCAGGTCAGCCAAGCGGTCAGCAACCTTACCCCGCTTCGTCGATATTGCTTTGCGATTTGGCTTCGAGGGACGGCGGGAACTTCGAGTGGAACGTTGACGATCCAATTCGAAGGAACCGGGTACACGGCGGGAGCTACCGAAAAGATTTCCATGTCGGCGGCGAATCTGGCGGCTACGACGAGCTATACGCTCAAATCGTTCCACGTCACAATGCCGTCCGACATTCCCTCCGATTTGAAGCTCGTCATCAAATGGACCGGGACGCCTAGCGCACACTCGGTTTATTTCGATGCCGCCGTATTCGGACCCGTTCAATACGTCAACGGAATCAACGGAGTCATCGTGGCCGGTTCGGAGAAATTCTTGATCGGCGACGAATTGAAGTTCACGGTCGGAACCGACGACGGTGGAGCTTTCCAATCGTGGTTCCGAGATTGCTTCTTCTTCCAGTTGCCGAGCGACGCTTCGCCGTCGATTTCAGATTCGCTGGCGACATAAAAATGCCCCCGCAACGGGAAAGGGACCGTTACGGGGGCGGGCGTCAAGCAAGTCGCTGAGGAAACCCCAGGCGTCTGTCGCAAGGCATTCTACCGGCGAATCGCTTTGCGGACAACCTTAACTTCGCGGACTTTCGCGAAGCTTCGGGCACGCGAAACCCGAGGGCCAGCCGAACACGAACCGCCCGCACACTGAGCGAACGAAACGTCGGCACCCATCAAACAAACTGCCACGATCAAACCAAGAACGTACTTCATCGTCATTTCCTTATGATGCGGTTGCGTACATCTGACGGGGTGCGGTAACGTCGCCACGACTCTTGCGTTCGGTGAGAACGGCAAAACCCTTGGTCCCGTAATCGTCGCCCCACGAATTGCGAATACGAACGCCGTATTGACCGGCCCCGATTCTAACAGGGTCCATCGCACAAATCAGGTGCCCCCACCAATCCAATCCGAGCGGACATGGAATTCGCAGGAAAAGCATCGTCATCAAAGCGTCGAAATCGTATTGCTCGACGTCCGTGGCTTCGACGACTCGATAATTCAAGGCTTCCTTGGCGGCTAGGTCCGTCTCGTAGCGACGATCAATCGCGTTGGCGGGCCAAACGTCGCAAGAGCAAGCTCCCTTCTCCATCATCCATTCCAAGGCTTCGCCGCCCCAACCGCCGCTATTGCGATACCGCTTGATTTGAGCGGCCCCGCTAGCCGGGCTAAGACTGACGTACTTGAAACCTTGCACCTGTCGCAGCGTTTCGCACGCCGTAATGACCCCGTTGAACCAACAGTAGTTAGTACCGTTTTGATCTTTGCTCGGGATACCGGCGTCCAAGACGACGTTTGACAGGAAGGAACGTTGCTTTTCGCCTTCCGCAATCCGGTCGTCCCATTCGGAACGCGGGATATAAGAAAGCGAAAACGGTTTGGCCCACGGCAACGAACCATGCGGTACGGCGGAATAATCACGACCCTCATAGCCCGTGCTGTATCCGCTCGGAGTCATCGGGGTGGCGTCCGTATCCCCGATGACCAATTCTTTTGCTCGAATACTCGACCAAGACATGCTAGCCTCCGTACTTCTTCAAAAGCGTCATGGTTTCATCGACCGTGACCGGAAGCGGACCTTGATAGCCCGTCTTCCCGTCGCTGACGATCAGCCAAGGCAAAGTCTTGCTCGGCAATTTCTTGTAAGAATCGACCGCATCTTGCCAATGCTTCTCCAAGGCGGAAACATTGTTATCGATGTCCAAAACGCGATACTCGGGGGAGCCAGCCGCGTTTTTGGCGCACTTCGTATTCAAGTAGCCCCGAATCTCCCCGCTCGTCAGAACTGACACCTGACTCGGCGGAAGACTTTGGCGATTGGACGTTTCCTCCAAGATCAATACTCGTAATCCACTCAAAGGGATGGGGGCCGGTCCCGGAGGATTCGGCCCCGGAGGAGGGTCCGGCTGGGGAACCACCGGTCCCACTTTGATTCGCTTACGAATGACCGTGGCGGAATTGGCGTCGTGAACAAAGATCACGTATTCGCCGCCCTTGGCCGCGACGAAGAACAATCGAAATTTGACGGATTGTTGACCGAAGCCCAACGACAAATCCGGATCGAGCGTCGCTTCCCCGCCATCGGGAACATCGACGTCGACCATCAATTTCGTCGACCATTCTTGCAACTTGCCGATGCCATCCGATAAAGGAGGCGTCGTCAAACCCGTCACGCTCAAACGCAATTCCTGACCGGGAACCGCTAATGACGGCCCCTCGATCTTGGGAATCATTTTCGGCGGGGCCGGGGGTTCCTGTGCAAAGATCGGGGCCACGCAAATCAACGTGACCGCGAAAAAAGAGCACAGCCCCTTCAGAACGTTATTCATGGTTTTTTCCTTATCCAAGCCACTGTTGAATGAGGCTCAAGAGAGTGGGGAGCAACGCCTTGATGATCGAAGCCCAGTCAATCGTACCGTGGCTGGCTTGACCCTTTCGAAGTTCCTTCTCAGTTCGATTCCAGGCTCGCTTGCTGTCAGCAGCACGTCGCATCTTTCGAGCGGCGGCACGGTCGCCGGAAGCTTCGCGGGAAGCGGCTTCCTTCAACCAGAGAGCCTTCAGGTCTTCGCTGGAAATGTCTTGGCTAGGCATCTTTATCTTCCTTTTCTTCTTGAAATTCGATACGGACCTTAAACGGAAACACTTCCGATTTTCCACTGAGAAAATCCGGCAGCGATGCACCGGGGATTTTTTCGATCTTCAAATCGAAACCATCTTCGACTTCCTCGACAAGAGCTTTGGCGGCTGCCAAAAGCTTTTGAGCATCGGACATCGTATCGCAAGCATCGCTTTCAAGATGATCCAATCTCGCTCGTAGTCTTCCCATAAATCACCATAAGTAAAAGGGGGACTGGTCAGAATCAATAGTTCTATCACAAATGATGTCAGGAACATCATTAGTTTCGGAAGAAACTGAAATTCCATCTACGTCGGGAACAATTACAGGATCGTCCCACGCGACTTGTCGAGCGGCGTTTGAAAGAACATCGACAATATCGTCCGTTCGAATCGGATCGCCCGTCCAAAAGAACAATTCGTCTTCCAAGGTTTCCAACCACGACGCTTCTTGCGGAAACCAAATACGACCGTACCGCATTCGAATCATGGCTTCCGTGGCGTTGACAACCTTATCGACTCGCGTATGCACTGGGGCTACCGGCAAACCTTCTCGGATGGCGCCTTGATAAACGCCTTGTCCCAAACCGTTAGCTTCGATGTAGAAGGTGTCCGGACGCCAAATTCGAAAGACTTTCTTCAATGCAATGATGATATCCGGAACTTCTTTTCGGAAGCGAAGCATATCGAGCCACAACAAATGATGGTCGTGCGTCAACCCGAAAATACCGATTACGGTATAGCTAGGTTCCTTCTTCCAAGTCAGAATATCGCCGGGTCCATGCTTCACGGACGCCGCAGGATCGACGACGCAAAACAATCGAGAAAACGAACCGATGTTATGCACCGGGCCGGAACCGTCGATTCCCAAACAAAATGAATCACTCCGTCGAGAATAGTATTTCGCCCAATGTCGTTTGAAGCGTGAGTCGGGCGAAACGTCCCAACGACCTTCTTTGAGCATCGCTCGGGTCGAAGGGTCCAACTCGTCCAATGCCGAAGCGTAACCTTCCAAATCGACGTAAGGATTGTCAGCGGCGAACGACGATATGAACGGTCTTTTCGGGTTTTTTCCTAGGTATCGAACTTTGACCGGCTTGCCTTCGGCGGCTAACCGAGATTGCTCTTTCAAATCGATATCGGGGCCGATCTTGAAACGTCGCTTCACCCACCCGTGACCGGGACCGCCGGGATTCGTGGCCGCCCGCATTTTGATCGGAATGGACTTTTGAGCTTGGCACAACGGACAATCCGGAAGATAGATCGGTCGCTTCTTTTCGTCCGTCTTATGCACCGGGCAAACGCATTTACGAAGACGAGAGAACAAATACCGATAATCATCTTCGACGTGCTGCGTCACTTCGTCGAACGCACAATATTGAACTTCGATACCTTGATAGCGAAGATAAGCGTTCGATTCGCCGATGTAACCGAACGTTAGACGAGCGGGTATCGAAGAGTTTCCAAACGCATCGACGGTTGGAAAAATCCACGTATGCGTTCCACCTTCCCACTTGGCGGGCGTGCCTTGCAACCATTGAAAGGCTCGGTCGATCAAGGCACTGGGCTGTTTCAAATCGGCGAGCGTCCGTCGAAAGATAATCGCCGAATAACCCGGCTTATCGACGTGCTGCAAAGCACCCATAAGCAAAGCGTCCGACTTCCCGCCGCCAGCCGCACCCCCATACAAAGCTTCCAAATGCGGCAGCATCAAGAACGCTAATTGTTTGGGGGTCGGACTGTGAGGGATGTAGTCGGTCCACTTAATGCTTAAGTTACCGTACTTCAAAAAGCTCATCGAAGATTCGGCAAGCGTTGAAGGGCGACGTCGACCGCCGTGAAAGCGATGTCAACGGCATTGCGAATATGTTGAGCGCGAATTTCCGGCTTACCGCTCATTTGCACCGGGTAAGCGGCGATGAACTGCGTAATCGCCCCGTTAAGGGCAGCCGAAAAAATATCGGCGACTCGCATTTCCTTGTAAAGTACGTCCGGCATAGCCGGTAAAGCTGACTTTTCAAAATCAACCGCCGTCTTTTCGACTTCCTCCAACCGGCTATCAAGATTTGCAAGTTGCGACGTGACGCCCCGAAAAACATCGGGAAGCGTAGCCATTTTCGTCTTGAGGTCTTCCAACTGCGAAACGACCATTTCCATGAATTCGTCGTTGTTGGAAGTAGCTTGTGCCGAATTTACGTTGGCGTCCGTTTTGGGTTCCGACTTAGGCGAAACTTTTTCTACCGAGGGCATGAGAGCTTCCTATGGGAATCTTGGTTTTTATTGCCCGGTAGAGAGAAGCTATTAGAAGATAGCCCTATAGTCAATAGTAGATAGCTATAGCTAGATATAGATACGGCTCTCGGCAGCCCGTCTACCGACTTAGACTAATAGCTAAATCGAAGCTTGTCTAGAGGTAGATAGCTAGTTGATTATTTTCCGGGAGTGGAGAGAGCCTATAAAAACCGATAGAACTAGCTCCCTACCCCCGGAAAATAATTTTCTTGCTAAGATACTCCCATGCGAATCCTACGGCGTCACGACTCGACGAAATGCTCTGGGGCGAAGGCTTCCCCGTACACGCCCGACCAGTGCCGAATTTGCTGGTTAGCCCGTTTCAGTCAAGTTTTCGACGCGTCCTCGATCACCGACACTCGCGGCCCCGACTTCGGACAATGCGAGTTTCGCAAACCTTTCCCGGTCGGTTGGACCCTCAAAGCGAACGGTCAAGCCGACCAGACCGTCTTCGAGTGCCGAAATCCCGAAGTCGGGGGGTACTGCCATCCATCAACGTCGGCTGATGCGATGCCTTTTTCCACCACTACGGGGGAGAAATCGCGTATAACGCTCCACGATTGCTCCAAATGCGTTCTGAGGAAAAAGCCGAGTCAGAAGCCAAATCCGCCCGTTCCGCTCGTCTCCGAGCCTGCTAGGCCCCTTCTTGAGCCTATTAGGCGGGTCCGGGTCCAAGAGAGTCTGTTTCCGCCTACCGAACGCAATTTTCAGGCTTCCGTGCTGTTTTTCAACGGAACCTACTGGATGGTGCATCGGCAAAGTTGGGCGAACGCCAAGACGTGTCTCTCGCGGCTTGACGAACATTTCCAGCCGATCTGGACCCGCGTGCTTCCGCTTCCATCCGGGTTGAGCTTCCCGCTCGCCGCTTCTGCCCAAGAAGACGCTCGATTGTTCGTTTGGAAAAACTCGTTGTGGGTCAGTTGGACTGCGTACACGAAGCTTGATTTAGGAGAGCCGCGTTCGGTCACTACGGTCGTTTACTCCGAACTCGATTTCGACGGAGGGGTGAAAAAAACCGTCGTGCCTCAATGGATAGCTCGGCGAGACTGGGAAAAGAACTGGACTTTCTTTCCGTGGAAGAATCGTTTGTTCGCGGTTTACCAAGTGGCCCCGGAGCACGTAGTTTTGAGCATCGACGACTCCCGTACAGAACTAGTCGGTGAAACTCCGCTTTTGTTTCCCGAAAATTTGGGACTGCAACGGGGCGGGGCCAGCCCGTTTCTTCACGGCGGTTTATTTTGGCACGTCACCCACGGCGTTTATCGCCACCCGGAAAAAGACGTTTGGTACAACGCCGGGTTGTACGGATTCGAAGCCGCCCCGCCGTTTCGACCGGCGTGCTACCTGCCCTTTCCTTTGATCACCCCGCACGCGGACCCGCCCGCGTACGGAATCTCGACGAATCCGCGTGTCGTCTTTCCGTGCGGGGCGTTCGTGCGAGAGAATCGACTGTTCGTGTCGCTAGGTTGGCACGACCGCTGGAACGAAGTTTGGGAATTCGATTGGCAATCCGTGAAGCGTGGCCTTTCCTGGCGAATGTTTTAAGATTCTACACTTGACAACCAAATTAGCCGAGCCTATGAATACGCAAGTGCTGTTGGAGCGATTGAG